CCATCCGAACTGCCTGCGGGCGCTGGCGCCTATCGTGGGAGACGACGAATGACCGACACCAAGCGCGTCACGACCAAGGCAGACATCCTTGACGGGCCAGAGGGGCGCCTGACCGCCGTCATCAGCACCTTCGACCGCATCGACAGTGACGGCGACGTGGTGCTGCCGAGCGCCTTCACCGATGGCCAGGCCGTGCCGATGGTCTGGGCGCACGACTGGACGCGGCCGATTGGCAAGGGCGTCATCACGGTCGAACCATCCCGCGCCGTCTGGACGGGCGAACTGTTCCTCGATACGGCGGCCGGCGCTGACGCCTTCACGACGATCAAGCGCATGGGTGACTTGCAGGAATACTCGTGGGGCTTCCAGGTCGAACAGTCGTCGCTGGGTAAGTTCAACGGTGAGGCGGTCAGGTTCTTGGAAAGGGCCACTGTCTTTGAAGCCTCACCGGTCCTGGTAGGCGCCAACCGCGCCACGCATACGCTGGGCATCAAGTCAGGACTGACCCTCACCGACCATACCGACGCGGCGCTGGCTGCCTGCGTGGATGTGGCGGATCGCTACCGGGCGCTGGCGGCCCTGCGGGCGAAAGAGGGACGGGTGCTGAGCGCGGCCAACCGCACACGTCTGGCGGGTCTGGCTGAGCAGATGCGGCTCGCGCTGGTCGAACTTGACGGCCTGCTGAGCGCGACCGAACGACAGACGGACGATGACGACGAGGACAAGGGCGCGCGGCTGTTCGCGGCGTTCCTGCGTGATGAGGCCCGCCGCCTTGGCGTGGCCGTCTAGAGGAGCAAACGATGGCAACCAAACTGGTTGAGGCGCGTGAGGAACTGGCGGCGAAGCGACAGCAGTTGGCCGACATCTTCAAGGCGTATCCTGAGTTGAACATGCCGGCCGATGTCGTGTCGGACATCCAGCGGCGCACCGCCGAACTGGACGAGCTCGGCAAGTCCTATGACACGCTCAAGGCGCTGGACGATGCCCAGCAGGCAAACGCCGCCGCACTCAAGGACTTCACCGAGCCGGCGAGCCGCCTGCCGTTTCCGACTGGGAAGGGCACGCCTGCGCCGGACGCGCAGCCCTGGTCGGTTGATCGGATGCTGAGTGAGAGCAAGGGCTATCAGGACTTCCGCGCCGGCCGCGTCAAGACGGTCGAGTTCAACCTCGACCCCATCCAGACCAAGACGCTGCTCACGCTCACCGACATCACCGGCCCGAACCAGCGCCTTCCCGACATCACGCCGAGCGCGCAGGCGTTCCGCCCAGTGAGTGACCTGTTCTTGCAGGGCCAGACGAGCGCCACCAGCATCGAGTACTACGAGGAAACGACGTTCACCAACAACGCGGCGGAAGTGGCCGAAGGCGGCAGCAAGCCAGAAAGCGCGCTGTCGTTCACGCTCCGCACGGACGCTGTGCGGAAGATCGCCACCTGGATACCGGCCACTGATGAAGTGCTGACCGACGTGCCGATGCTGCGCTCCTACATCGAGGGTCGGCTGCGCTTCATGCTGATGCGGCGCCGGGACGCGCAACTGCTGAACGGCGATGGCACCGCGCCGAACATCAGCGGCATCACCGACCGTTCCGGCATCCAGACGCAGGCGAAGGGCGGTGACCCGACCTTTGACGCCATCCTCAAGGCGATGACGAAAGTCCGGGTCACGGGCGATGCGGAGCCCACCGGCATCGTCCTGCACCCGAACGACTGGGAAGCGATTGTGCTGACCCGCACCGCTGACGGCCTGTACATTTTGGGCAACCCCGGCGATCAGGTAGCGGCGCAGCGGCTCTGGGGCCTGGATGTGCGCGTGACGCCGGTCCAGACCGAGAATACCGCCATCGTCGGCGCGTTCACGCCGATGGCACAGATTTTCCAGCGCGAGGGCGTGACGATCACCGTCAGCACCGAGCACAGCACCTACTTCGTTGAGAACAAAGTCGCCATCCTGGCGGAAGAGCGGCTCGCGCTGGCAGTGTATAGGCCAGCTGCGTTCTGTACGGTCACAGGCATCTGATGTAACGTCACCGGCATCTAGTCGTGAGTGGGCGCGGGTCGGGCAGCCGGCCCAGCGCCAGGAGGCTCCTATGCCAGTCATCGAAGGCGCGTATGGCGCACCGCTCCAGTTCGCGGGCGTGCCGGGCACCGGTACCGATGAGGTCCAGACCATCACCATTGGCGGCACGCCAACCGGCGGCACGTTCACGCTCGTCTATGACGGCTACACAACCGCGCCGATTACGTGGGTGAACGTCAATGCCACGCTCGTATCGAACATCGATACCGCGCTAGAGGCACTCATCACTATCGGCACCGGCAATGTCACGACGGCCGTGGGCACGATGACGGCGGGCATCGGCACCATTACGCTGACGTTTGTCAGCAATCTCGGCAAGCGTGCCGTCTCCACCGTGACCGTTGGCACCAATAGCATGACGGGCACCAGCCCCACGATTGCGGTAGCCGAAACCACGCCCGGTGTCGATGCGGGCGCGCGCGGAGCGCCCAAGGGCACGCTCCTGATGGACACCACGAACGCGAAGCTCTACGTGAACACTGGCACGGGGATTGCGCCGACCTGGACCGTTGTCGGATCGCAGAGTTAGGAGGTTCCCATGCCACAGGATCGCACGCGCTACTACCTCAACGCTGATCGCACTGCCATCGTCGAGGAAGGCTCGCCAGAGGCGTCTGTCATGGTGCATGGTGAGGACCTGGCCCAGTACGGCCTGACCGCACCAGCCGGCAGCCAGACGGCCGACACGGATGCCGACGCTGATGCCGGTGACGCCGATGCCAAGGCGCAGGCCAGCGCGGCGAACAAAGCCGTCAGTGGCCCGTCAGCGACCAAGGCGGGCGCGGCTGGCACCACGACCGGCAGCACCACGAAGGCATCCGGCTAGTCTGTGCCGACACTCAAGGGCTACTCCAATCCAGACCGGGTGGCTCGCCATCTGGGCGTGACCTTCACGCCTGCCCAACTGCAAGAGGCAGAGGCAGCGGTGGCGGCGGCTGAGGCGTGGATTGACCGGCGCACCGGCCGCGCCTGGCTGACGGGCGCCATCGCCAGTGAGACGCATTGGACGAACGGTGCCCAGCACATCTATCTGCGCGCGGCACCGGTCGCCAGCGTCACCAGCGTCACCGCCCGTAGCAGCATGTACGACACGCCCGATACCGAGTTGGTCGTGGCCGAAGACTACGAACTGCGGAGCCTAGAGAACGGCTGGGTGTATCTGGTCGGCGGCACGTCGTATGACCGCGTGACGGTCGAGTACACGCCGGCCGCGCCCGTGCCAGAGGATATCGCGCTCGCCGCCACCATGCTCGCTGCCCACTGGCTGCAACCGCAACTGTCGGGCATGTTGCCAGGCATCCGGTCGTACAGCGTCGGTGGTGAACTGCAAGTCGAGTTTGCCGATGCCGTCGCCACGCTGGGCGTGCCGGCCGAAGCGACGGCGCTGGTCGATCAGTACAGACGAATGGCGTTTGCGTAGTGATCGGCCTCATCGACGTCATGACGGTCTACACGCAAGACGCCGTGACGGGCCGCTATACCGTCGTGGACGAGACAGCCGTGCCGTGCCGGCTGGCGCACTTCCGTTCCCAGCCAGGCGCGAGCGGCGTGGAGCGGGCCGAACTGGCCGCCACGCGCAATCTGATCTGGACGCCAGGCTACGTCATGCCAGAGGGCGCGCAGATCGACGTGGGCGGCGTGCGCTGGAATACCGTCGTCGGCACGTATAAGGCGATGCGTGGGCCATCCGGCGCCGTGACGTATCGCCAGTGTGACGCGCTCAGGGCCATCGATGGCTGACGCGCCGTTCACCGTCACGTTCATGGGCCTGGAGGACGCGACCGACTATCTCAACCGCCTGCACGCAGGCTGTGAGGCGGTCGGGCGTGCCAGCGTCACCATCGGCACGAACGTGCCGTATGCGTGGGGTATCGAGTTCGGGCGGCGGCGCAGTGGACGCCTCGCACGGGCAGCCGGTGGCGCGCTGATGCTCACCGGGGCGTTAGAGGCGGTCATGCCGTCGATTGGCCCGACGCTGGCCGACGCGCTACCGAACGGCGATGCCGCGGCCGATAAGGCGTTGCTGGGCCTCGGCTACAAGGTCGAGGCGATTGCCAAAGCGCGCACGCCAGTTCGCAGCGGGCATCTGCGGCGCAGCATCCATACCGTCCAGGGACCGCGCTAGTGGCCGTTGACCTGAACCAGCCGATTGACGCGCTCATCACGCTCCTCAAGACGCTGGACGGCCTGGCCGATGAGGCAGACGGCACGAAGCACGTCCACAAGGGCGTGCCGGCGTCCTTGCCGACGCGGCTGAGCGTGTACGTGGCGCTGGGCGATATCGCCATCCGCGAGCACGCCACGCAGATACAGTCCGTGACCGCCACCTACGCTGTCAACTTCGGCTATCGGGTCGAGGGCGCGACCGCTGGTGCCACGGCCACGGCCGAAACGGCGCTGCTCGCCGCCGTCGCTGACTTCATCTTCGCGCTGGCGCTGCCGGCCAATCGCTCGCTCGGTGGCGTGGCCCGCAACGTCGGCAGCGCGGCCACGACTTCTGGCCGACCGGAGTACGCCATCATCGCGGGAAGCGAGTTCCGGGTGTTCGGCCTCTTGGTCAACGCTGGGCAGTTGACGACTTATTGATCCTGAACGTGCCGCCAATTGCGGCCAATGACGATCATGCGAACGGCGACCTGAGTAACCCCGAATTGTTCAGCCAGTCGCTTCTGAGAAATCCCGCCGTTCGCATAGATGCGCCGAATGTCTCTCACGTCCTGTTCGGTCAAGCGGGCGGCACCGTTCCGAACGCCGATTGCTGACCGATGCTTCGCGGCCATGTCTGCCTGGTTATCCCGTCGCGTGCCAAGCCACAGATGAGAGGGGCGGCAGCACGCACGAACGTCGCATGTATGGCAGACAGCCATTCCGGGCGGGATAGGCCCAATCGCAATTTCATAGGCAACGCGATGGGCGGCGAGAGCACGGTTGTTGATGCCAATTTGGCCGTAGCCGCCCGTGCCACAACTCGCCGTCCATAGCCAGCACTCGCCGCTCTTGTCCACTTTGGACCAGAAATAGGCGACCTGTTCAGGGGTATACTGGGGGCGCATCTCCTGTCCTTTCAGGTAGGTGCCACGCCCCCGGCCGCTCGCTACGGCGCGGGGGCACTACTATGCCCAAATTATACCGCCACAAGGGGGATTTATGGCAGGCAAGACGATTTACCGCTACAAGGGCGACGGCACGGACTACTACAACGGCGTGCCAGCGCGTGACCTGGACGAGACGGATGTCTCGCTCCTGACCGATGAGCAGCGGGCGGTACTGGACGAGGGTCCGCTCTACCAGCGCACGCGGGCGCAGGAGAGCGAGACGCCGCCGCCTGTGCCGACCGTGGTTGACCCACCGACCGAACCGGAGCCCGATGCGGAGCCGGACGAGCCGGATGTGCCCAATACCATCGCGCCGGCTGCCGATGTGCCGTCGCCGAGCGGCAGCCGCGGCCGGCGCGGCTAGTCACGCGCACACGAGAAAGGAACCAGCATGGCGGGCGAGCTCTGGCGCGGAAAAGTCCAGGCGGGCAAAGAGACAACCTACGGCACGCCGGTCGCGGCGACACGCATCCTCTACACCCGCGATCCGGTCCTGACGCGGGAACGTGAGCCGCGTGAGCATCGGTTCGCCACCGGCACACGCGACAACGTGCGGGCGCGCACGCTCG